GAAATTTCCTGGAGAAATTGTGCCTCCTGTGAATCCGATGGCTTTGAGCCGTTTTGATCCGAGTTTGTCATAATAGCAATCGAAAATGTCTACTTTGTTACCCATTACGATATCATAGTGATCATCATAATGTTCTTCACCTTTCTTCATGTCTAGGTAATGTACCAGACTTGAAGAAGTGGGTAGTTTTTTATCCTGTGCTTGCTGTAAATCACATGCAACATGCAATACAGTAACACGATATTTATCTTTTGCTTCAGCTACAGCATCATTGCTGTCCCAGATCATCCCCTATTCCCCCATTCAATCGAAGGGAATGCTTCAGATACAACCTGTTTAGTAACTCTGTACTTGGATTGAATATCCTTATTACAGGCAGAAACTAAAAGTTCTGCTTCATCCTTATGAAGACCTTCTAGAAGTTGAACAAACATTTGTTCACGTTTCATGCCTTTAATAGATGAGTCTCCACCCTTGAAGAACCTATACAGTCCACGATACTCATGTGTTAAACGAGTATGCTCTGTCCCTGCAGGAGCATCATTTGCGGTGAATGGTACATCACCTGGTGGTAAAAGAAACTCTAATGTTTCGTCAAAATTAATAATTAAGACTGCACGTAAAGCATCTTGATTATACTCCTGAAGAAGTTCTACCTTCTCTGCCTTAGTTTTAGCAGAGGAGACCTTCTGGAGAATCTCAGTTACTAGTGCATCATTTGGTAATTTTCTTGGTGCCATTTCAATTCACTATTTGTTTAATATTATATCACTCCTCGGCATCTTCGTCAAGGTAATCGTCAATATCTGCAAATTTCACTGCAAGCAGTTCTTCTTGGATATATGCCCCATTACCATCTAAGAATTCGGGGTGAAGGTTGTTCATCTGTCGCTTGAGCGTATGGGTGTCTACAGTTGATTTGTAGATCCATCCGATTACTGCTCCTAACACTAGGGTAAAGAGCATTCCCACTGCGGAGAAAAAAAGAATTACGTTAGTTTCCATCATGGTCCTTGCTTAATGTCTATTCTAACACGAATGAACCAGTTTTTCAACAGGAACGTTCGATCAAACCAACTTGGTGTTTCATGAACCCTCCTGCTTCTTGGAAGCATAACCTCTATACCTTTATTTAGAACCTGTTCTCTTGCCTTTGGTTTGCTTGTAGTTTTCGGCATCATTTAATATTTTGTTTAAGTATTCTCGAATCTTCCTTGCTTCAGATCTTGTCCAATTTGGATATGCCTCCCTCATTTCAGGATGACCTCCCTCTATTAAGAGGTCAAGGTCTTCTAAGGTGCATTTAATATTCTGGGCAGTTCCACTCTCGATAAAGTCTATCATATCACGTTTGGTTAGATTATTCTCGACCAAATAATCATACATCTTAAAGGTATGCTTATGTGCGAACATTGCATCATCAACGACTTTTTCAACTATGTCAATCAGTACGTCTTCCTTTTCCATTATACCATGTTGTTTTCCTTAAGGTACCTAACTGTTTCACTGCAACCACCGAGTTTTTGACCATTAAGAACGACCTGAGGAAAAGTAGAACCTTCCCCAAACTCGCCATAGAATCCCTTACGATCAAATTGCTTCCCTAGCTTATATTCAACATAATTGAGTTTTGCTAACCTAAGCACTTCTGTAACTTGAGTGCAAAACGGGCACCCATCCTTAGAAAAAACTGTGAAATTCATACGACAAACGTTGTTAAAAATGCATATGCAATTAACCAAGCACAAAGACCACCTACAACCTTGTAATACTTACGAATAGGTGTACCAAAGTACTGTTGTCCAATCATCAAACACTTATGTGCTGGAGATAGGAGATATCCAGAATATTCTGTTGCCAGAAACCAGACGAGATATTTATCACCAAAAATCAAGACTAGAGCAGATGTCATACCAGCATACTTTCCAGATGACCCCATAATCCATGCTGCAATGGTTGCAACGATAGAAACAGGTATAATCATAGAAGGATCCGCTGACTTAAGATATGCCATTACTGGTTCCTTAATCTGCCCTACAACCCCTCCAAGAGCGAGTACAACAGTCGCAATAATAGCGAATTTACCATCTAAGTACTTACCCCAATTCCAGTCTTTACAGAGGATACTGTAGTAACATGCCATTGCTGCAAACCAAGGGAAAAAGAAGATTGCACCACTTTTACCAGTTGCAAGTAAGAACCATAATGTACCAATAAAAGGTGCCCAACCACGTAATGCCCTAATTGGGTCAAAATCACGAATATTGCTCAAATCGGGAACTACCGATCTTGCGTCAACTTTGGAAAATATGTACCACCACGTATATGCCAAACATATGGTAAGTGGAACTATCGTATATTGAAGAAATCCCCAATATGTGATTCCAAGTGCTGCCATCGGCAATGCGACGGTTTTCTCCAATGGAGACCACCAATAATAATGATGAGTACTCAAATAGTCAATAATACCAAAAGCACTGCGTTTTTTCTTATCTGGTGGTGCTATGGCATCTAATAAAGGTGCAGATAACGCTACTCTGCCTGGAATCGGCAAAATACCCCCAAATATGGAAGTAAGAATAATGAGTATTCTGTTATCTCGAACATATCGCTTAATTAGCGAATATACGTCATCTAGGACGTGGTATTGACGGATAAAACCGCCTAAAATCATGATTCCAAAGATATACCCCATATAGAGTTCTTTGGCTAATATAGATTCAATCATTTCTTAACGATCCACCGAGGTAAGTAAAATATCAACCAGGCGAGTGTCCAGAAGGTTGCTAATACCACTATATGTAAAACTCTATGAGAGTTGACTATTAGTCCACAAGTTACAAATGATATCCATAACCAATCTAAGGTGCCATGTAGTCTCCACCACAATTTGTCACCTAACTTCTTCATCACCTTATCTCTAAGTCTAGCAAAGAATGGTGATACGTGTCGCATCATTACAAATCCCTCATTGAGGAACATTAATGTAAATCCTATCCAAAAAATCATAAAAAGGTATTTCGCAAAAAATTGCCTGAATTTTTTTCCCGACTTTTTTTGAAACTAAAAGTCGATTTTACCTGACGAAACGGTCTGTGTCAAGTTCTGCAGTATCTAGCTGATCTTTAAGCAGTTCTTTCTCAGGGATGATCCTTTTGTCATCAGATTCATACGGTGGGGCAATTAACTCAGCGTATGATAAGATGTCAGGTGGTGCAGAACCACCTATTACGGCAGCTCCTGTTGCTGCGATCCCCACCGAAAGAGTAGCTGCTACCAAAATCGTTTCTGTGAGTTCCAGTAGTTCAACAATCATCGTTCTTTTAAGAGATACTCATATTATACAGCAAAAAGAGGGTCATGTGACCCTTGTGTACCAGTTTACCAACTGTCTCCCTGTAATTTCTTTACCCACTCCTTACGTCCACAATATCCATGAGCATCACCAGTCTCCATATTTGTATGCTCATTGATATGCATGATCTCAATCATAAGAAAGAAACCAAGACACATCATCGGTAACATAAACAATGGATGTCCAAATGTTTCACAGAATTCCTTGTAGTAATCTTCAAATTTCATGGCATTTCAGCATTAAAAAAGGGAACCCGAAGGTTCCCTTATAATTATATCACTTTCTGTTATCAGAATGTGAACTTAACTCCAGCTTTTGCTCCCCAGTTAACTAGAGAATCGCCAGTAGCATCTTCGTCAGAAGCACCAGATAGTTCTCCGTATACGCTAGTAGCGTCAGAGATGCTGTAAGAAGCACCTGCCTTACCAGAGAAGTCTAGGTCTGAATCACCAGCAGCTTCAGTATGGTTGACCTGTGGTCCACCTTGTACGTAGTAAGCTACTTTGCCTTCGCCGCCTTCGTATCCAACGTGGATATCGGTAGCTGCAGAAGAATATGCTCCATCAGGATATGAGAGGTTGCTCTCAACGTTCACATAAGGACCAGCAAAAGCGGCACCAGCGAGAAGGAATGGAGATGCTGCTACTGCAGCGATTGTTGATTTGATTGACATGATTGTTTGTAAGTGTCTCGCAAGAAAAAAATCCTGCGGATGATAGACCCCCCGACAGGGATCTTTTATACATCTTCGCAGGGTACGATTCTTTCGGGCCTGACTTAGTTGTAATATTTATTTATATTACCATGATCTATGTTAGGGGTCAAGCACCTATGTGACAGTTTTGGACTCGTCACATACTGTAGCCCAATCAGCAGCAAACAGTGCTAATCCTTTCTCAGTTAAGATATGGTTGTACATTCCCCAGAAAATATCAGGTGGTATAGTACAGATATTAGCACCGTATGAAAAGGCAGTGCTTACCTGTCTTACTCCTCTTATAGAGGCAGCTAGCACCTCAGTCTCAAATACATTCTGCTTTGCAAATACATTATGAATGTCCTTAACAAGGCACAGACCACCAAATGAGTTATCATCCACACGTCCTACGAATGGTGACACATACTTAGCACCTGCTTTAGCAGCAAGAATCGCTTGTGATGGTGAGAATATAAGAGTAACGTTAACCTTTACACCTGAAGACTTAAGTTGTTTACACACCCATAATCCTTCTGGAGTACAAGGAACTTTAATAGTTGCCCTATCCTCAAACTTATTAGCAAGTCGTCTGCCCTCCCAGAGCATCATCTCATCGTCACCAACAACTTCCATACTGATGTCTCTGACACCCATATCGATTAGCTCTTGGTACACATCTTCTGGATTCCTACCACTCTTTCTTATGAGTGTAGGGTTGGTTGTTACACCATCTATCAATCCAGTTTCAAATGCTGATCGTATAACTTCTACGTCAGCTGAATCTATAAACAGTTTCATGTTAGTCGTCGTATATTAAGCACTCAGGCTCGTCTGGATGCTGGTCACAGAAGAGTTCTATAGTATTGGGATCGTGGTGATCACCTGCACTTATCTCTTCTTTATGGTGCTCTACGTACTCTTCAAGGTCATGTAATTCTTCCTTGAGGTGACGACGAGCAGCAGGGTTTAGTTGTGGATCGTCAAGGAGTTCTTTATCCTTTTCGATATGGTGTTCAATGGTATCCATATAAGGGTTCCTCTCTACCTAATTATTTAGATTGTTCTACGTCATATTCTATCACAATCTTGCTACTTGAGCGATGTACAGAGTTCAATGTTTCGTACTGATGACATGTACCACCCAAATCTTCAGCAATCTTGTGCAATTCTTCGATCAATTCCTCCTTAGATGGCTTGATCATACCTTTAATGAAAGGAC